TTCTTCGGCTTCGGTATCAAAAATCTTTTTAAGACCGGTGATTTCGTTGTTTAATGAGCCGTGCATAACGATATATGAAGCCTCTCTTAACACGTCTTCATCCACTTCGCCACTAATAACTACTTCGTTTAGTTCACTATCAATCATAGTAATCTTTCTACCTTCGTAGCCAGCTATAACGTTGTTTGCACTATCAACCATGTCGATGCACATGCCGATTTTAACGTTTGCAAGCGTATCTAATTTTAAGATGTTACCTTCCGTACTACTTATGCTAGCGAGAGCGCCAGTACCATCACCGAAAAGCATTCTACTAAAATTCATTGTGCTTGATTTTACAAGTCCTTCCATTTCAGCGTTCAAAAGGTTGATAAACGCGCCTTCGCTGTTTGCAGACGCTCTGATAGCCTTGTCTGAAATTTCCAAAGAACCGTAAAGGTTTTTTAATGGAAGAACGAATTGCTTGTATCTGTTTTCACCTGCGGTGGGAAGTGCGCCGTCTTCGGTGCCTGCGCCTACCCCTGCGTTAAGACCGTAGGTTACGAGTTTTTTTACTTCTTTACCCCAAACGTCATCAGTAGTTTTGTTGATTTGCGCTAAGAAGGGGTTTACGTTAGAATTGAGTTGTTCGGTTACCACGTCAAGATATACCGATTTTAATGCAGAATCTGCACTTGTTAATGTTACTGCCATTTTATCTCCTTATTTTCTGTTTAATATTTCGCTGGCAAGTTTGCCTGCTTGTTCAAAGGTTCTGGGACGCTGTACGGGCGTTTTAACACCTATACCCGTGCCGTCAAGCACTATTGCACTTTGCTTTCTTAATAGAACTTCTTTTACGTACGATTTTAATATATCATCTTTACTTGGTTGTTCTTCTAACTCATCAGTTTGTGCCGGGGCGATTCCCTTATCGGCGACTGAAAGTTGTGCTTCTAACTCTTTTATCTTCTGACAACGCTTGGTAAACTCAGCCTCTAAAGAGTTATAGGCGTTAAGCAATGCGCTTGCGTCTTTAAACTTTCCGTACGAGACGGGAGAAGTTTCCGTTTCCGATTGAATAGTTACTTGTGTTTCAGCCGTTTCTAATTCGCCGTCAATCTCTTTTTCTTCTACCGTTTGTTCTACTTTAAGTTCTTCCATTATTCCTTTTCTCCTTTTTTAATTCTATCTTTATGTTGTGTTATATGCTCGAAAAATCTTTGCTTTTGTTCTTCTGTTAAACTTTGATATTCGCTTAAAACGTATCTTATATGCTCATCTACGTGAATAGAGTCGTCGTCGATTATTTCTATCCCCTTTTCTTCTACGCGTAGTTGCTCGTTTTCTCTAAGCGCGCGCTCTTCTTGAAGTCTTGATAGTCCGTTTTGATAGTCCAAGTGTTTATAACCTAGAAGCGATAGCACCTTTTCTTTTACTGAAGGGCGAAGTTTTCCTTTTTCGTCGCTTAAAAGCCCACTATCGAATAATTTGAATATCATTTCTTTCTTTTGCGAATTAGTGTATAAAAGTTCGTTTTCATTCTCCAAATACACTTCATCAGCGCCGAAAGTATCTTTTCCTGCAAACAAGAGTTTTACGTTGTTTTGTCCGTCTACGTATCTTACTGCTTTAACACCAGCCACAAACTGTGCGTAAAGCCTTACCGTTTGCCTTGCGACTTCAAGATAAGCCCTTCTTATGATTTCAGCAGTTACTACTAACCGTGAATTGTCTTGTTCCACTAGAATTTCTAATGCCGAGCCACTTGATAGCCTTGCGTTAGATGCGCTAGACGACACGTCTGACACACCACTGACTATAACGAATTCATTGATGAGTTTATTTTCTTCTTCGTTAAAATCATTCGGCATACTCATATCCGACATTATTTCAGGCGCTTTAGAGCCTTGCCTATAAACTAACACCTTACCTGGAGATAAGCCGTCTTCTGCAAGGTCATCCACATCCACAGAGCCGTCTTCCACGGTCATAACCCCCATTGAAAGCCTGTTTAGAAACTCATGCTTACGATTCTTTACGGCATTGAACGCTCGTTGCAACGGAATGAGTCTTTCTATTATGCTTACGCCGAAAAAGTTACCTGCCACGGTCAAAGATTCTTGTTTTACGAACGGAAAAGTTCTGCTTCCATTTTCACCATTAACGTAAGGCAATGAACCTAAATATAAAAGTTTTCCCCCTGCAATGGTGATAAGTCTACCCTCAGGAAAACTAGAACATGGTTTTTCGTAACGTTCAATAACGACCACGGCATCTTTTAGTTTTTCACCGTTTTTATAGTTTTTTATAGATGCGCTGTTAGTTGCTAGGTTGAATACTCCTACTTCCGTGCCGTTAACTAGTACGCCGTACTTTTCGTAAACGTCTTTAACGGTCATTGCCTTCGCATGAATTATGCTATTGCAGTCTTTGATATTTTCATTATTTAGATTGTCGGGGAAAATTTCAAACGGAGAAACGGGTAATATCTTTGTTTCACCCTCATAGACAAGCTCTCCATCTACTTCGCCTATAATTTCTCCACCCTTATTATCCCAAACGACTTTATAGAACCCCGTTCCACACGTTTCAGCCCACGTATTAACTTTTTTGCTAACATCTTCAATATCTGAATTTTTAAACGACATTTCTATAAGTTTTTCAGCAACCACAGCAGCGTTTACGTCTTTATCATCATCTGTTCTAGGTCTTACTGACACTTGTGGTTTAACACGAGCAAACCTCGCTAAGCGTGATTCAATTATCGGCGCTATGTGATTATACACCCCTCGATTTTGCCAAAAAAACGTTTTGTTTTCATCAGTTAAATCTCCAACTGAGTTGAAACCACAATATTGATTGCCTGATAAAAAGTTCATATTGAGTTCCCATTGTCTTTCTAACGGCAAACGTTCTTCTCTACGTCGTTCAAAATCGGCTTGAACTTCACTTACCAATTCTTCTTCGTACTTTTCTCGCTCTTTATCCGTTTGCATTTTTGTAGTTTGTTCGTTCAATTTTTTTCTCCTTTTAATTTTTCTTTAGAACCTAGTAGTTCTAAAAGCCTATCGTATTCTTCAAGCAACTGCTCGTCGGTCATACTCATAACGCCACCATTTTCTTCTTCTATTAAAATTTTTAGCGCCGTAATGTCTGGGGGAACGTTCTTTTTTGTCACCTTTTTCTTAGTGAGTTTCACTTCCCCTTCTTCACTACTAACGTACTCCTCAACCACTTCGGTAGCGTCGTAGCCCAGCGCCTTTTTGATTAGCGCTTTTTTAAGTTCTGCTTGATTTGACTTTAATGTTTTTTTACTTCTTTCTTTCATTGAGAATTTTCTTAAACAACCTCTCCTTGTCCTTTTGAATTTCCGTTTTACCCATAGACTTTACTTCATTTCTCGGTTTTGTCATAAGATAATACCTAAGTTCATCTAAAGCGTGGTCGTCCGTTTTCCTTGGGCTATCACCCTGTCCCCAACGATAACTTTTTAGTTCTCTAATTAGGTTTACACATGAACGGAATACGTATAATTTTGGTTTTCCATTACTTATTTTTAGGTATTGTTTTACGCGCTGTATACCACTAAACAAGTCTTTATCTACGTTAGTGTTTACATTTATGCCGTTCTCATAAAAGAGTTCGGTTACGCTTTTTAAGGATGATAAGGTCTTTTGGTTTGCCGCCGAGTCTATTAATGCTGAAAGTCTGCCATACCTATCAGTTTTCCAGCCTATTTTTTGGCTAATTTCTTTGATTTTTTGCGAGTGATAAAACACGTCTTTACCACCTTCAAAATGCTCAGCAACCACGTATACGTTGCCATCGTAATCAACCGAATACCAGTGTGCTGACAAGGGGTTATTTAGCCCCGGGTCTATGGAAATATTGTCCTGCCATTCTTTTGGTAAACTTACTGGGTCTATAACGTGCACGTTCTCATCAAACTCGGGGTATACTAGCCCTTCTGCGTTCTTAAACCTACCGTAGCGCCTACTCTCTAACGCATCTTCTGATAGGCTTTCGGTTAGCGCCGTTACTTCTTCTTTATCTAGATACGGGTTGTCGCCCCATTCCATAAACTCATA